CACTTTGGGAGCGGTTTAAAATTAATAAGTAATTCAAATATGAGCTTTCCCCCAGAAACAACACTAACAATACAATTAGTATATCGAATAATAAAAATATAAAATGGATGTAAAAAAATTAGCCTTAGAGCTGCTCGTAAAAGTAAATTTAGGAGACGTAACCCTAGAGCAGTTAAATAGTGAGCTGGCAGAGCTTAAAGAGCAAATGTCTGAGATAGGCGACGAAGGTAGCGAAGAGTTTAAGGAAGCAGCAGCAGCAGTAGAAGAGCTAGAGGGTCATATATCTACGGTAAATAAAGAGCTGGGTAAAACTAAAGATAACTTTAATGATACGGCAGACGCTCAAAAGAAAGCCGCACAAGGTAGCGGAATATTTGCTAAAGGTGTTAAGGCAGTAGGTACTGCATTTAAAGCTCTTGGAATAGGTGCAATAGTAGCTGGATTAAAATTCTTATTTGACGCTTTAAGCCAAAACCAGCGGGTAATGGATGCGGTTAATACTGCGACAGAAGCTATCTCTATTGTCTTTGCTAAAGTAGTAGACGTAGTTACTAGCGTAGTAGACAGAGTATCTAAAGCGTCAGAAGGCTTTGAGGGGTTAAAGAATGTAATGAGCGGACTACTTACGCTTGCTATTACTCCTCTAAAATTAGCTTTCTATGAAATACAACTAGCGTTACAAGTAGCTCAACTCGCTTGGGAAAAATCATTCTTTGGAGGAGGAGACGAAGCGAAGATAAAAGAGCTTAACGAGTCAATAGACACTACGGCTAACAACATAAAAGAGACTGCGGTAAATGCAGTAGAAGCTGGCAGCCAAATAGTATCTAACTTAGGCAAAGCAGCGAGCGAGATAGGTCAAGTAGTAGAGGGTAGTATTGAGGGCATTAGTAAGATAAGTATCAAGGCTGCGATAGAGCAAGGGAAAGCAAACGTAGAGCTAAAGAACTCCGCAGAATTAGCCGCAGCTCAACAAGGATTATTAATTGAGCAGTACGATAGGCAAGCGGAGAAGCAGAGACAAATAAGAGACGAAGAGCGTAATAGCATAGACGATAGAATAGCAGCTAATGATGAGCTAGGAAAGGTACTTGAAGACCAAGAAAAGGCTATGCTCGCTCAAGCAGATTTACAGATAGCCGCTGCACAAGCACAAGTAGACAAAAATAGGAATACAGAAACAGAGATAGCACTAGTCGAAGCACTTGCGAATAAGGCTGGAGTACTTGCACAAGTCGAAGGTCTTAGGTCTGAGCAGAAAGCAAATGCAGCGTCTTTAGACAGAGAGCAGATAGCAATAAATAACCAACTATCACAAAGCGAGTCAGACTTAGCTTACGATAGAGAAAGGTTTAACGCAGAACAGATAGAGGACAAGCTAAAATCCTTAGAAGCCCTTAGAGACCTAGAAGAGCGTAGGCAGCAAGAGGAAATGTTAAGGCTTGAGACCGCAATAGAATTAACTAACAAAGGGACGCAGGCAGAAGCGGACGCTATTAAAGCACTAGATGAATTTAAGGAGCAGAGTAGACAAGCAAACATAGAAGCAGAGAAAGCGGTACTAGATGAGATAGAAGCAAGGCAAAAGGAAGCAGCCGCAAAAGATAAGATGCTACAAGAGCAAAAGGTCGAACTAGCTCAAAGTGCATTAACATCTATAAGCAACCTCACTAAAGCCTTAGCAGCTGGAGATGAAGCAAGTCAAAAAAAGGCTTTCCAAGTAAACAAAGCTTTAGGTATAGGTCAAGCTATTATATCTACTGCTACGGGTATTACTAACGCTTACGCTAACCCCGTAGACGTAGCGAGTGGAGTTGCTTTTGTGAAGTCGGGAATAATTGCAGCAAGCGGAGCGGCTCAAATAGCTACGATAGCTAGTACTCAATTTAACGGAGGTAATACAAGTTCTCCTCAGGGGTCTACCAATCCAAGTCTAGGAGGTGGCGAAGTTGGAACTCAGCCTAGAGGGTTTACTCCTAATATAGTCCAGCCAGATGCACCTACTACAAAAGTAATAGTAACCGAGACAGATATACGCAAGGCTACTACTGATATAAGCGGGATATACAATAAGGCTATCGTAGTCGAGTAGACTATCTTATAGTTAATTGCCCCTTTTTGCTCGTTTTTGTATATATGTATAGATGGACTTACCATTTATAGAATTTACACTCACTGACGAAGTAGAAGGACTGCAAGCGATAGCTTTAGTAGATAAGCCAGCAATAGGATTAAACTACCAAGCCTTTGCTCCTCATAAATTCGAGGTCATAGACGAGGATAAGCGTATCGTAATGGGTGCAGCTATGATACCTGATTTGCCTATTTATAGAAGAGATGAGCGAGGCGAGTATTACGCTATTTTCAAAAAAGAGACTATTAAGGCATTAGTTCAGAAGCTATTTAAAGAAAATAAGCACACTGAATTTAACGAGCAGCACAACGCTTTAAGCGTACTTGACGGGGTTTATATCTATCAATCTTTCATAACTGATAAGGAGCTAGGTATTCATCCCCCTGCTGGCTTTGAAAACGTAGCTGACGGAACTTGGTTTATAGCCGCTAAGGTAGAAAACGATGAGGCGTGGGCAAAGGTAAAGGAAGACGGACTCCTAAAAGGGTTTAGCGTAGAGGGTGTATTCGATTTAGAACCGTATAAATTTAAACAAATGAATAAATTAAAAATCGAAAGTGTGATAAGCACTTTAAAGTCTGTATTTGCAGATGAGGAAGTAATAGCCGAAGAGAAATATGGCGAAGCTACTCTAGTAGATGGGACTATTGTAAAATGGGAAGGTGAGTTAGTAGAAGGTACTGCCGTAGTAGTTGTTATGCCAGAAGGCGAAGTAGCTGCTCCAGATGGTATTCACGAACTAGCTGACGGAACTATCGTAGAAACTGCTGGCGGTCTTGTAGTAAATATAGAAGCTATGGGAGAGACAGAAGAGGAAGAGATGGTAGACAATGAGTTTACTACTGAGGCGGTAAATGAGCTTATCGAGAAAGCGGTAGCAAAGTATGCTGAAGCGTTTACTGCTAGTCTTGAGTCTGTAAAGTCAGAAAATGATAGCCTAAAAGCTGAGCTAGCTGCTATTAAGTCTGAAAAGGAAGATTTAAAAAGTGAGTTTTCGGCTACACTAAACAAGGTAGGTACAGAGCTAGAGGAGATAGTAAAATCTGAAGCAAGTACTGCTAAAAAGCCACAAGAATTTAAAGCACTAAGCAGAGCAGAAAGAGCGGCTCAGATGGGTGCAATTATAAGAGCAAACAAATAAATTAAATACAAAAATGAGTTTCGAAGTTTCAAGTTTAACGAATTACGTTAACGAACAAAGCACAGACCTAATCTCAAGATTATATTTCGAGAAGACGTCAAGCGATTATTTTACACTCCAATCAGGAGTAAAGAAAACAGATGCACTACACCTATTATCGGTAACTGCATTTCCACAAGACGGTAGCGGATGTAGTCCAGCTGCTTCAGGAGATGTTGTATTTACTGACAGAGATTTAACCGTAGGTCAGGTGACTTACTTCTCAGGTTTCTGTATGAAAGACCTTATCCCTAAGTATACTCAAATCTTGCTAAGAGCAGGTAACGGAGAAACTGAGGATATGGCTTTTGAAGCTGAGGTAGCCGAGTCTATTATAAAGACAATAATGGAGCATAACGAAGTAGCTGACTGGCAAGGAGACACTGCTTCTGCTAACGTTTATATTAACCGTTATGATGGGCTTATTAAAATAATAGATGCTGCTACTACTGCCGTAGATGGTAACACTACTTCTGCTACTGCTATTAGCTCAGGAGCTTCTGGTAACGTAGATACTCTTATTACTGATATATGCAACGCTAGACCAGCTAAGGTTAAGTCTGCACCTAATCAAGTACTATTCGTAGGACAAGATACTTTCGACAAGTATGTAGATACTTTGAACGCTAAGAACCTATACCACGTAAACGCAACTGACTGGGCTAACTACACTGTATCTATCCCTGGCAAGAACGTAACTCTAGTAGGTGTTGTAGGACTAGACGGCACTAATAGAATGTTCTTAGGAACACAAGAGAATTTCTTCTTAGGTTTTGACCTTCAAAACGATGAGGAAGAGTTCGATATGTGGTACGAGAAGAAAGACGACAAGGTATACTACCGAGTTAAATTTAAGAGAGGTTTACAAGTAGCATATCCTAACGAAATCGTAGAGTTTACTTTAGCAACTTAATCCTAACCATAACTAAATTAAAATAAATAGATTATGGCGTGTGATTTAACAACTGGATTTGAAGTAGGATGTAACGATTCTATCGGAGGTGTAGCAGAGTTCTGGATAGCTAATATGCCGAACGACTTTGCAGTAGCAACCGATGGAAGTGGAGAAGTAACTGGATTAACTGGGACTGGACTATCGTACTATAAGTACGAATGTACCAATGCTCAGGGAGCAGCTTCTACAATGAGCGACAACCCTACGGTAAATGACCAAAACGGAAGTAGCTTTTTTGACCAAACTGCGACTTATGTCCTTAACAAAATGGATAAGGCTAAGCGTAACGAGGTTAAAATGATAGCTAGAGCGAAGATGTCGATTATCATAAAAGATAACAACGGCACTTACTGGCTAATGGGTAAAGAAAACGGAGTAAGACTAACTGCTGGGGAGAACGGCACTGGTACTGCTCTAGGAGATAGAAATGGTTATAGCCTTTCTTTCCAAGCTCAGGAATTTGAGCCAATGCCTATAGTGACGGTAGCAATACCTGAAGCCTAGACTAATACAAACACAAGCCCACTACTTAGCGGTGGTGGGCTTTTTTTAAGCAAAAAAATGGATATCATAGAAAAAAATAGTTTAAATTATATTTATTGCAACGTCTCTAACGAGTCGGTAAACGCCTACTACACTATGACTATCCAAAGCTCAGAGTACGAAGTAAACGTAACTCTAGCAGCTCCAGAGGGGCTAAATAATAGGTATGTGTGGTTTGAGATTGCAGAAGGAGTACAAGACCTTAGCGATGCTACAATAGAGCTACCTAATTACGGAGACTATCCGTATAAAATAATGAACGCCACTACTGAGGGCGGTACTGACGGAGTAGAAATACACAGAGGTATATTAAGATTGAAACAACCAGCAGAAAGCGTATATTCGTACACTGATGAACAGACAACGATAATTTATGAATAAGTTCCCTATAATCACAGAATTTGCATCGGCAGAAGTGCCAGTCTTTTTAGAAAAAAAGAACAAAAACCTAGTTTATTTCGGTGCAGATAATATGTACCCTTTTGAGCTTATAGACTTATATAACGACTCTAGTACTCATAACGCTATTATAAACGGTAAAGTAGGCTATATCGTAGGGAATGGGCTTTATTCTGAGGATTTAGACGTAAAAAAATGGCTATCTTCTGCTAATATAGACCAAGATTGGACTAGCTTAATGAAGAGTCTAACGCTAGACTATGAGCTATTTAATGGATACGCTATCGAAGTGATAAAAACTAAGGTAGGAAACCAATACCACCACATAGACTTCGCTAATATAAGAGTAGGTTTAGACGGTTCTATTCAATATGCAGATGACTGGATAACCGATAAAGGGCTAAAGAACTCTAAGCCAGACATACAATACCTAGAGAGATACAATCCTAGAGACCCAGAGCAAAGAAGAGGTGTTATATATCACGTAGATTATAGACCTAACCTAAAGTACTATCCTTTGCCCGTATATGTAGGCTCACTAGCTGAGATTAGAACAGATGTACAGATAGGCGACTACTGGCTAAATGAGGTTAAAAACGGATTTGTAGGAGGTACGCTAATTCAGCACAATAACGGAGTACCTGAGACCAAAGAAGAGGCTAAGCAGTTTGAGGATGCGTTTAAAGAGAAGTTCGGTAAGGCTACTGGCACTAAAATAGTACACTTATTTTCACCATCTAAGGACAACGGCAGCGAGATAACTAACCTAAACGGCAATGACTTGCACGAAAGGTATATTAATATGAGCCAAAGGGTAAAGGAGTCTATATTTATAGGACATAGAGTAACTAACCCGATACTATTTGGAGTAAAAGAAGAGGGTCAGCTAGGAGCTAGAAACGAGCTAGACTTAGCATACGAGATATTCACGAATACTTATGTAGCTGAGAGACAGAACACGCTTTTGAGAACTATCAAAAAGCTAGCATTCTACGAGATACAGAACCCGAATATAGAAATACTATCACTAAAGCCGATAGATACGGTAGACCTAACCTCAGACATCATACTAGCTAACCTTAGCCGTGAGGAAATAAGAACTATGATAACTGACCAGACTGGTCTAGAGCTTATAGAGGAACAGACCGAACCTACTCAAATGTCTAAGATTGACGAAGATAAAGAGATGGTAGACGGCATAGTAGAACTACTGCTAAAAGTAGAGGACTTAGAAAACCGCAGAGAGATGGTTTTAGACACTCTAAGAGACTTTGACGAAGAAGGGGTGGTATACGACC